GAAATTTTATGAACTTTTTGACTATCTGGATGAATGTTAATATGTAATGCAATGTTAATATAATCGTCCTGAACTGTTATAAGATCATTAGTGTCAGAATCGTATACAATGTAAGATAATTGTATAATATGAGGCCATTTATCTGTGTGATAAATACTGGGATTCCTACCTTCGGGAAGCCCTGTGGTTTCGGTGTCAAATACTAGAACCTTCATTTTAAGTTTAATAACTTATACTTATAAATAAATTAACACTTCAATTTTTAAAATAATTGAAGTGTTATAAATTATATAAATATTCATACATATAACACCATGGCTGCTTGTATTAAAACAATTGCCTCTTCAAAAGAATTGCGAAAATTGAATTTAAGTCTCGAGAAAAATAAAAAAAATGAAATTCGAGCAACTAAAATTAAAGATGACTATTTAAAAAAACTCGATATTATTATAAAAAAGGCAAGTCAATATCAAACAGTATCGATTGTAGATGACATTAATTCATTTAAAATAGAACGCGACAAATTAAAAGAGAATACATATTATAATTTAACCGATAAAAATACATTTGAAGATACTATATTACAAATTATAGAATGGTTTAAGGACTATCATACTAAAATTACATTTAAATCTATAGAAAAATTGATAGAAACACTATCTTTTGAAAAACATAGTAGATATTTTATTAAAAATATCTTACAAAATCCCCTAGATTTAATTCAAATTCAACACACTACTATTAATTTTAACCAAGCATATCGTATTTCAAAAGAGTTAGATATTAATGTTACAGATGAATTATTGATACAAAAATGGACTATATTTGCAGTACAAGAAAATAATGGTAGTTTTTACAAAATTAAAAGTCATCCTGATTCGAAAAATAAATATAAAGAATATTCAGATAGACCTTTTAAACAAGGATGGTATATGTTACTTCGTAAATTTTGTGAAGAAAATGATCTTTTAACTACAAAATATAGCAAATATTTAATTATTTTAAATTCTATGTTGATTCAACATAAATCTATCAAATATTTATATGGTATTAAGGATTTTGTTGAGATTGAAAAATCAATAGGCGATAATCTATTAAATATCTATTATGATGAACTAGGAAATATAGATGATGATGCATTTGGTAGATTTATTCAATATTTCGAAGAGAATAAATCAACTCTGGATAAACCGTTCAAATTGAATGAAGAGCAAATATCCGCTATTAAACATGCAATTGTAGATAAACTATGTATTATTACTGGACCACCAGGAACTGGTAAAAGTACTATTATCGAATCAATTATTGAATGGTTTAACATGACATCTAAAAAGGAAGAATATGAATGTAATATTAGCTTAATGGCACCAACCGGAAAAGCATTCAAAGGATTAAATGACAAATGTAAAAATATTAAGCGCAATGATATTTGCGGTACATTGCATAAATGTCTATTAAATACATTTCCAAAACTGCAATATGATGTAGATAATAATATTATTGATACAAAATATCCTCAAAATATTGATATTATTGTAGTCGACGAAACATCTATGGTGGATATATTTATGTTTAAAAAACTACTTTACTGGTGTGATTATTTCAAATGTAAGTTGATATTATGTGGCGATATTCAACAATTACCTCCTGTAGGAAAGGGACGCCCATTTGAATGTATTATAAACTCTGGATTATTTGAACCAGTATATTTAACTGATATTAAGAGACAAGATACTGGAAAACTGAAAGATTGTATTATAAATATTAATAAAAAGAAATTATCTATAAATGATTTCGATAATGAATCTACCAAGTTTATAGAACATGATTTTATGAATATTAAAAAAACTAAATCAATATGTAATAAAATTGTATATGAATATGGAAAGGATTCTGTTGCATTTATTACGCCAGAAAATAATAAACAATGTGGTGTTTTTGAAATGAATAAATTATTACAAAATGAGGTATATAAGCCAAATATCATGTTCGCTCATGGATATTTTAAAGAAGGCGACCATGTTATGCGAACTGAAAATAAATATGACGATGATATTATTCGTGTAAATGGTGATACTGGTAAAATTACATTCAAAGAAGTGACGAGAATGAACTCGAAAACAGGTAGAACATATAAAGAACAAAATGCATGTATATTTTATGATGATGAAAGCCCATGCGAAGAAGTAGATCTTTGTGAAATTAAGGATAAATTTACATTGAATTATTGTAATACCGTACATAAATATCAAGGATGTCAAAAAGATGTAATCGTATTTATAGCATCACCACTTCATAATAGTTTAACATGGGGTACAAATCGTTTAAAATTAGCATATACTGCTATTTCAAGAGCAGCAAAAACACTTATTGTTATTGGCGATAAACAAATATTCTTTGATATTCAAAAGTGCAAAGATGAACCATTCGTAAGCAGTTTTATGAGCGAATTTAATGAATATAATTTTGAATAAATCAATATAAATATAATTATTATTATTCATTTATAATGGAAAATAATATTAATGCTATGATTTCAATATCAGAAAAGGGTAATAAAAAAACCATATGTTTTGCTACAATGTGTAAAAACGAGGAGCATTGTATTCGCGATACATTAGAGTCTGTTTATAAATATATTGACACATGGGTTGTACATGATACAGGATCTACAGATAATACATGTAAAATAGTAGAGGATTTTTTTAAAGAAAAAAATATTCCTGGAGAATTATTTATAGGAGAGTGGGTTGGATTTGATTATAATAAAACACAAATGTTTAATAAATGTTATAATAGAAGTGACTATATTTTACATTTAGATGCAGATGATATATTTCACGGCGAACCTGATTTCTCTCTAATAGAAAATCATGATGCATATTATTTTAATTGTCTTCGAGGAAATTTTTATAATGTTCTTCTATTATTTAATAATAGACATCATTGGAAATTCTGTGGAGTAGCACATACTACAATTAAAAACTTAGATAATCCAAATTATTCCACATCTAATAAAATGGTTTCTAATGATTTTTACCAATTATCCAGAGATACTGGTTCGAGATCATATGATCCCGATAAATATTTAAAAGATGCTAATAGATTAAAAGATCAATTTTTTAAATGTTTATACGCAGATGAAGATGATTTACTTACTCGATCTGCATTTTATACAGCCCAAAGCTATATGGATTCTTCTAATTTTAATGAAGCTATTCAATGGTACACCTTATATATTAATTTAAAAAATACATGGATAGAAGAAGTGTTTGAATCACATATTAGAATTACTAAGTGCCTTATCACACTTGGTGAAAGTTTTAATAGAATAAAGTATCATATTGACACCGCTATTAATATTTTTAAAGATCGTTCTGAACCTTATTTACTATTTGGAAAATATTGCAATAGTTTAGAAAAATGGGAGATGGGATATTCATATTTAATTAAAACAGTTGATTTATCATACGAAGACGCAAAATCTAAGTATTCTCTATTTGTTTCTAGAAACTCATATGAACCATATAATTTAGATGAATTAAGTGTATCATGTTGGTGGACTAAAAAATATGAAGAAGGATTAAAATATTTATTACAAATTAAAGAATCACCGTTAATGCAATATGATATAGGCAGAATTAAGGAGAATGAATCATTGTTTAATTCCAATATTAATTAGCAATAATCTTTACAAATACCATATGATTTCCGATGCCATTTACTTATCCCATAATTTTTAATACCCTCTATATGTATTTTAGTTCCATAACCTTTATTACGCTCAATGCCATATCTTTCCTTTAATTCTGGATTATCATCACATAATTCTTGAATATATTTATCACGTTCTGTTTTTGCTAATATAGATGCTGCTGCAATAGAACAATATTTATTATCACCACCTTCAATGCATTTATGCTTTACTTGATTAAGACTATTGTTTTGAAACATCATATATGGTTTAAAATCATTACCATCTACTAATAGAAAGTAATTATTATAATCATTCTCTGCAATAATATTTTTAATAGAATCGTGCATACTTGATAATACTGATTGTCTAATATTAATATTATCAATTACATTTTCGTCATTATATGTGACAGACCAGGCTACAGCATTTTCTTTTATATAATCAGCCACTTCATTTATTTTTTTTTCGCTTGTAAATTTTTTACTATCTTTTAATCTAGTAAAATCAAAATCAACGTCTTTAGGTAAAACAACTGCTCCTGTATATACTCGCCCAAATAATGGTCCTCTTCCAGCTTCATCTATCCCTATTTCTAATTTATCATCTTCGTTATTATAAAATTGCATTAATGGTGGAGGTTTAACTCTAGGCATTTTAATTTAGTTGTATAAAATAATTACAACTTTTATTTATTCAATTTTTAATTTTTCTTAAAGTATTATATAATGAAGTTTCAAAAGATTCACATATTTATAATATTATTATTATCACTTATATTTTGCAGTTGTTTAGGCAGATTTATGCGTGAAGGTATGTCATCACAAAGAAGTATGACTGGTGCCGATGGAAATACCGCCACAGCTACAACTGGACCTAATGGAAATACAGCAATTACGGGTCCTGGTGGAAATACTGCGGTCATTGACGATAGTTCTTATTCCGCATTATCTTCTACATATACCGGTCCTGCTGGAAATAGTGCTACAGTAACAACTGGTCCTTATGGAAATACTGCTGTATCAACTAGTGGATCAAGTGGTATTCAATATAGCGAAATACCTGCTGGACAAGATGATTTATATATTTTAAAATCAGAAATTGTTCCTCCAGTATGTCCTGCTTGTCCTGCTTCTGCTGCTTGTCCTAGACAAGAAAAATGTCCTCCTTGCCCACCATGTGCAAGATGTCCTGAACCTGCATTTGAGTGCAAAAAAGTTCCTAATTACAATAGTACTAATGATAATTACTTACCAAGACCTGTTTTAGCAGACTTTAGTCAATTTGGAATGTAAATAATTTAAATATTATTTAATAAAATATATTAAATAATATGATGTTAAGATACAAAAAAACAACACCTAGAATGGTTATAAAACCATTAACCCCAAATAAAATAAAATTAATACATAATTATTTGGTTACTGTTAAAAAAATAGAAAGACAGCCTTGGATTTAATATTTTCTAGTTCTTTTCTTAGATTTTTTAGATTTCTTAGATTTTTTAGATTTCTTAGCTGTTTTAGATTTTTTTCCTTTTCTTGATTTTTTAGCGGTTTTTCTTCTTTTACCTCCAGTTGATCCTCTTAATCCCAATAATGCATTAGCTGCATCTAACTCATCATTGTTGTTGGCAGCGGCAGCGATTTGTTGTGGCGCCTCGATGGCGGCAGGAAAAATATTTTGAATTTGTTGTTGTTGTTGTGGATTGGTAATAGCTAGAACTTGAGGTAGTGCTTCTAATGCTTCTTGATATAATACTTGTAATTGACCTGGAGCCAATATCTCTGGGGGAATTACTCTAGCCATTAGATATGTAGATATTTTTACACTAGATGCTAATATAAATGGTGACTTAAGTGTTACATATACGAGACTGCCTAGTGCACCCCATGCCATAGGGTTTCCGCTTAAGGCATTTGTTATTAAAAGCATAGTGGAATTATAGGCAGTACATATAGGATTTGACAATCCAAAAATTCCCCATAATTGATTTCCCATTGTCCCACATTGTCCGCTAAATAGAGCACTTAAACCGTTAATAATTCCTTCCATAGCAATACTTCCACCAGCTGTCATATACCCCAGAATTACAGTAAAAATAGCATAGGTAATATATTTAAATGTTTGGGCTGAAAACATATTTCCTCCCTTTTTTGTTCTTCTGCTTCTTTTTGATTTTCCGCCTTTAGTAGGACAACTTGTAGTTAAGGTTTCCATACCTGAAATCATTTGTTTATATTCAGCACCATATGTACTAGTTAATTTATCTCCAATACTAGATGGTAATGGTTTAAGACAAGTATTTGACATTATAAAATAACATGATATTTTATTTTATTTTATAATATTTATTCTCTTTTTTTTTTACATTTTTCGTCCATTTGAAATGTTTTACATTTTTCATCTTTTGGAACGATTTTAATAATACATTTAGCTTTTTTTCCGTATAATGGCTCTGTACATCCCTTTTCTTTACGCGTTTTTCTAAATTTAAAGACCTTCCCTTTATCTTCTGCACATCTTGCACGAAAGTGTTCGTACCGTTCTCTAACATCACAATACTTTAATCCAGATGTTTTACCTAAATTTTTATTTATTCTTTCGTGTAATCTATAGACATATCTAGAAAAGGAATTTCTATCTTTCATACATTCCATTTTTAAAGGAAACACTTTATAATTTTTTTTTAGATTTTCTCTACAATACTTACACGGCAACACATTTACTAAATTTAACATAAAATTGCGATAATTATTCATTTCTTCTTGTGTGGGATTGGTAGGATAATTAAAACTAATAGTGTGTAATGAGTGCCACAACGCAGGGCCCCATACACTTGTTAAAAACCCATCTGGTGCATTATAATGTTTTTTTGAAAAAATCTTTTTTGTTTTGTTTTTTTTAGATTTAGATTTAGATTTAGATTTAGACTTTTTATATGTTTTCATATTACTACATTATTTAGAGAAAAAACTTTGTGCCTATATAATAATGGAATTATCAAATAAAAGCATTTTTCAAGATTTTTGTGATAATACAAAAACTACATTTATTTTAAATATATTAGCAATATTGATGGTATTTTTAACAGTATTAAATCCATTAAATTTATCACCATTTAAACAAGGAATCGGTAAACTACTAATCATTATATTATTAGGATATTCTTTATATATTACGATTTCATCATCATATAACTTATTTAATCTAAAACATTTATTTAATACTAGTTATTTAGGAACAGTTAGATATAACTTATTATTAAATTTAGTATATTGTATCCTGATAGTATGTTTTGCATTTTATGTATTTAAGACATTATTTAATTAATTTAATTCGTTTTACAAAATATTGTTTTATATATAAAAAATATATATTATGTTAGAAAATATTCAAGAAAATGCATACAAGTTAATTACTAGTTCTCGCTTTTGGATGATATTAATTGCTATAATTATTTTCTTATTTGCTGCTAGTTATGTTTATAGTAAATATGTTACTCCAATGGTAGAAAAAGAATTTATACCAAATGATGAATTCCCATCAAACAACGATGATGATGACAACAGTGGTGAAATTGAAATTATTATTTTCACAGTAGAATGGTGCCCTCATAGTAAAAAAGCTATGCCTATTTGGGAAGAATTTAAAGCTTCATATCCTAATAAAAAGTATAATGGTCATAAATTAATTTTTAGAGAAATTAATGGAGAAGAAAATCCAGACATGGCTGATAAATATAAAGTTGAAGGATTCCCTACAATTAAATTAATAAAAGGCAATCAAATAATCGAATATGATGCAAAACCATCTTTAGAACATCTAAAAGAATTTTTACAAAGTACCATTAATTAATTTTAAACTATGATTCATCTGTCACATTTAATTGTTTCTGATAATTAAAAAATAACTCACCATAATTACGCCCTTGCTCAATTATTTCTAATCGTTTATCTTTATCTGTCATATAACTTAACCATTCCGAATAGTTAGACATATTTTTTTCACATACACATTTTACTTCGTATGGTAATGTTATAATTAATTCATTTTCACGTTGTAATTTTTGTACTATCATACCTTGCAAATTCTGTAAATATTCAAGAAGATTCATATCTTCATTAATATTTAACTTACTTACATACTGATTCTTTATACCTAATATTTCTCGTTCATCGCATTTCTCGTTCTCTAAACAATCTTTAACTGGATAATTATTTAAAACACCGCCGTCAATATAACAATTATCGTTCATAAATATTGGTTTAAATAATACTGGGATTGCAGTTGTCATTTCTAATGCTTTTATTAAACTTAAATCAGGATAGGTTTTATGGTTTAAATCTATTTTTGTCATAGTATTAGTTTCTACTGTAAAAAAATGATGATCAATATTATTATATTCGTAATATTCCTGTAATGTTATATCCATTGATAATTCCTTTGCTTCCATTAAGGGCTTTAGAAAGGCTTCTACTAAATTAAAAGAGAATAATCCTTGATTGGTATATAATCCTAATAAATCATTTGGTTCTAATTTAAATACCTTATCCCATGGTCGTTTCATTAAATAATCATCTAATGTCACCCAATCATAGTTTAGTGATATAATTACCCCAAATATACCTCCAACAGATGTTCCATAAATACTTTTTACATTTTCTATACTAACAAATTTATGTTCAAATAAATATTTCAGTGCTCCATAACTTAATAGTCCTGTTGGACCACCCCCGTTTATAACAATATGTTTAATCATTTATATATAATAATCGTATCTTTTTAAAGTTTTTTTTCTATTAAAATTTTAATATGAATATTTTTACATTAACTGACGATGATCATGTTTCAGATAAAATGAATCTTGATGATCTATTTGAAAAAAAAAGGGAAATTTCTGAGTCCAAATTACAGTTGTATACTAAGATTCTTAATAGAATTCATGTTAAGATTAAAATGACATCTAGACAACAACAAGGTAAAGAACAATTTTGTTGGTATACTATTCCAGAAATTATGATTGGCGTTGCTAGATATAATGTAGAAGAATGTAGAGCATATATCATTAGAAAATTAAAGGATAATGATTTCGCTATAAGATATACACATCCTAATCTTATATTTATTAGTTGGCAGCATTGGGTTCCAGGATATGTACGACAAGAATATAAAAAGCAAACTGGACAAACTATAGATGGTTTTGGAAACTTTGTTACGGATTCACCAAAAATTACAAATGGTGATACAACTAGTTCATCTGATCCAAATAATTTAATATTAAAAGGTTCTGATAAAATTAAAATTAACAAGGAAAAAGACAAAGATTTTAATTCAACAAAAAATTATAAACCTACAGATATTTATAATAATGATTTACTAAAAAAAATTCAGGATAAATTTAATGTTTAGATATATTATATAATTATGAGTAAAACTTTTGGAGATATTCCGTTTATAGTATTTTATGATACTGTACTATCTAGACTTGCGTATTCAACTAGTAATAGTTTTTTACAATCCTATATTGAAATATTTGGACCAATTATTCCAGTTTCACTAATGAATAATATAAATAATGCGTCAATTACAAACATCTTCAACCCCGATACTTACAAAATATCAGGTGATATTCCCAGTTATAGTTATAATAGCAAGAAATATGTTGATTTTACATCAATGGCCGAAAAGGTAAATGCAGTTACAAATAAATTTTATCAAGCACAACCTGGAAGTGTTCAAAAAGGTGGTGTAACTGAAATCATAGGTTCAAATTATTCTGTAGCATACATATCCATATCCACATCTAACTATGGCGGTTATTACATTTTAGTAGATACTCGAATGCCTAACTCTATATTTGTTGTATTTAGAGGAACATATAGTGCAAAGTCGGCTGGTTCATACTCAAAACCAACTAGTATTGTCCCATACGCAATTGCAAAGGACTTAACCCCTGAACAATTAAAAACTAAATTAGCAAAGGATCAAGGCAAAATGTATGGAGTTTTAACAGGCGTAAAT